GTGTAACACGCAAGAGTCTCCAAACTGCCATCAGCATTTTGTTTGACCATTGCCCAACCATTGCAGTCGGATTGATTCTCGGAGATTCCGTATGGCATCAGTCAACGTCCGGAGTCATTATCCGCAGGTCGCCTGTGCCAACTTGTGAGGTCACTATGCCGTACATGGTCTGCTTCAATGGCAAAAAGATTTCATGTGGGGCGGAATGCTTTTCAAGGGGCATGCCGTTGCTGGTAGTAACAGTTGAATCGCCAACATAGACAGTTGCGCTGTTCACAATCTGCAAATAGATGTAGCGATTTTGGTCATCAGGGTTGACGATGACAGTTGGCGTTGTGCCGACAATTACTTGCGTGGATTTCATTCGGGCGGTTCTCCATCTGTTCCGAGGAACGGCAAGTCAGGCGTTCCAGCCATCGGCGCACCAGGCAAGTTCAGCACAAACTTGTCGCCACCCTCAAACGGTTCACGTCCTTCAATGTGGCGTGCTTCGTTCGGTGTCAACATGCCTGATGCAATCTGCACCTGTGCGGCACGAACACGAGTTGACAAGTCGGCACGCATGAACTCATCAGCATTGAAACGAACATGTTGATTGGCTGGCATCAAATCGGAGAACGCATCTTCCAATCGGCGCATCCACGGCAACAACGTGTGACGTACAAACTGGATTCCAGCGGATTCAACGTTTTGGTATGTCTGTGAATCTCCGCCAGTTCCGTTCATCATGTGCAACGGGATTCGGTAAAAGCGTGCAATCTCTCGGACAATCTGTTCACGATGCGCCATTGTGTCCATGTCGGCGGCTGATGCTGTGATTGCCTTCCACTTCAATCCGCCAGTCAACACGGCTGGACGGCGGCGTTTGTAGTGCGTGTCCACCCAAGTATCACGCAACACTTGTGCTTGTTCCACTGTCAACTGTTGGTCGGTTTCCAAAACAGAGCCAGGAGTGCCGCCATCGCCGTACCACGCCGAAAGGAATCTGTTGATTGCAATGTCCGTGCCGACGATGTTGCGCAACACGTCAATGGGCGACATTGAACGTGCTTGGTCAGGCAGAATCACCCAGTTGATTTGCTGAATGGTGTCCGAGCCAAACACTTCACGTCCGACTTTGTAGAGACGTGTGCCATCGGGTTCTGTTTTCACGATGACTTTGGACGGGTGAATGTTGCGCAGTTCCAACGGATACAAACCTTGACGTGGACACCACCAGAACGCTGTGCCATGCAATGCCATTGTGATGACGGTTTGCTGTATGAACTCAAACATCAACTGGTCAGAGTTCGGACGCACGAACACGGTTGGACGTGGCAGTTTTTCCCAACGTCCACTGCGGTCACGGTATGAATCAAGAGGCATTGTGCCTATGGAATCTCCGAGCAACGTGACTGCGGCGGCAACAGCAGATGACGTGAACGCTGTGAACTCGTCAACAATCTCGCCTGAGTAGTTGCCAAAGATTGGACGTGCCGTGAGTTGGTTCGGGTCAATGGACGTTGGCAGTCCACGGCGTTCGGCAGGACGGAACAGGCTCACGAGTTAGCCTCGCATGCAACAACAATCAGCGTGCCTGCCGTAATCAAACCTGCGGCTGTGCTGTACATACCGACTCCCACGCATGCGACTAATCCGCCAACAATCTCCACGAGCATGATGATTCGCTGTTTCATGGATTCACCATACCGAGGCAATCGTAGGCGTTGGCGTACTGATTGAGCGACGTGTTGCACGGTCAAGTGCCATGCACATTGCAATGGCGGCGTCAATCTTGCGGCGTGATTTTCCTTTGCTCAATCTCCACCCGTTTTCTGTCATGCGTTGTGCGGCACTCAACACTTGGTCTGTGAACATTGGTGAGCCATCGTGAACGACTCGTGATTGCACGATGAGGTCATACGCAGTGCCACAGGCTGGAATCATGCGTTGTGATGATTGTGGAAACTCAATCATTGGCAGTCCATCGTCCATCAATGCTTCGGCGCTTCGTTGGAAAAAGGCAGGGTCATAAGCAAACTCCTTGACGTTGTATCGGTTGTGCAGGTCACGCAGATGGGCTTCAACATCAGCAATGTCAATGCCTTCCATGTCTGGGTGCCAAATCTTTGCTTGTGTGTGGAACTTGCCGTCAGGTTTTGGTTGCACGAGAACGATGGCGATGCTGTCGTGTTTCAATGCCATGTCAATGCCAACAAAGCACTCCTCAGTAGTGGTGATGTTGATGGAATCCACCAGACGTTCCCACGCACCAACTGGCAACCATGATTCTTGGGAACGCACCCATTGATTCAGACGAAAACGGCGGAACGACATTTCGCTGGTCTGACGTGACGACACTTCCATGTCCTCAATGTCCAACAGACCAAGCGCAAGATTCGGATTGGCTGTGCGCCACGCTTTGCGGTCATCAATGCGGCAATCTGGTGGTGCTTCCCACCAATAGAAACCAAACGCATCATCAACAATCTCGTTGGCGGCGACGGACTTGCCGTAGTTGTACAACTGCCCTGCAAGTGTGTCCAAGTCAAAACCAGCGGTGGTGATACCGATAACGATTGGGTCAACTCGTGCGCCTGAGCCGAGCGTCAATGCGTCCCACAAATCGCTGTTGCGTTGGACGTGCAACTCGTCAAACACAACCATTGATGGGTTCAATCCTTGTTGCAACTTGCCGTCGCTGGACAACACTCGGTACACAGCACCAAAACGAGGCACTTCAATGGCATCTCGGTACACCTTGCACTCCGCCGACAACATCGGTGATTGGACAATCTGTTGCTTCGCTTCATTGAACACAATGCGTGCTTGTTGCCTGTCGCCTGCGGCGGAATAGACCTCTGCACCTGCTTCACCTGCAAACAGACCGTACAAGGCAACAGCAGAACCAATGAGGGACTTTCCTTGTTTGCGTGGCAAACCAATGTACGCACGGCGAAACCTCAAACGTCCGTCATCACGCCGTTCCAACAAGGCACCAAGCAACCATCGTTGCCACTCCACGAACTCCAACGATGCGCCTGCACGAGTGCCTTTGGTTACTGTCAACCATTGTTCCGCAAACTGAGTAACCAAATCACCGTCACTCAAATCATTCCGACGAGGAACAAAATACGTTGGTTGCCACGCCTTCTTAGGCAGTAGTGCGCTTCGCTGCGACACGGTCACGGAACTCCTGCAATCCATCAGTACGCACACCAGTCACACCGAGTCTTGCTCGGTCAGTAGGTGTGAATCCAAGTTGCGCCAAGTTCTGCGCAATCTGTTTCTCCAACATGCGCAAAGCGGCACGCTCACGCCATTCCAAACCGTGACGGAACATCTTGTCACGCAACAACGTCCGTTCATCGGTCTGCTCACAAACAAGCATCACCAACTCGGTGTCTGTCTCCTGTCTCAACCACGGTGAACCGCTTTGCCAAATCATGTTCCACAACTGACGACCTGCACCAACACCACCAGACTTGGTTGCCATCAACGGACGGTGTGGCTCAGGAACCTCGGTCACAGCCTGCGGCAACGGTGTTACTGCGGTCAATGGCGGCAACTTCCTTTGTCCAGGATTGCCAAGGCGGATTTTCTGCTCAACTGGTTTCGGTTTTCTGCCAGCGGTAGCCATGTCGCCACGGTAGCACGGAAACATTGGCAACGTTTGTACGCACGGTGGTTGTGGCATCAATCAACAAACGTGGTTCACAAATCGTGTTCATTTCGCAGAGGCGCACGCTTGGACGGCACAGGGGTGTCGGCTCGCACGCCCATGGAAAAATCTGGTAAGTCCGTGCGTGTCCGATGCGCCCCACTCGTCGTGGTTCGTCGCCTGTTGCGTCGGACGTGTTGCAGGGTGGGTGTAGTGCGTCCGTGTGTGTGTGCGTGTGTGTGCGTGTGTCTGCGCAATCACTGTTGTTTGTTGCCTCGGCGGCTGTTACATGACCTGTGTGCAGGGGCTAGGGGTGACAATGGGTTGCCTGCGTCTATGTGGTCGGCAGTCCACGGGTCATTGATGCGTGCGCCCTCGCCGCAAATCCAGCAGGTTGTGGCGGCATCACGGACTGCCTTTGCCCTCTTGCGGTAGTCGCCTGCGTAGTGTGGACGGTTGCGTTGTGCGGTGCGGCGTGTGTTCAGTTGTGTTTGGCATTTCTGGCATCTTGCGCCGTGTGTCGTGGGTGTTCCGCATGTGAGGCAGATACGGGGTGGCTGTGCCATGTGTGTGTCCTTTTTTTGGTTGGACTGCACGCCCTTTTTTTGGTTTGGGTGTGCGTGTTGTTTTTGGCGGTGGGATACCCCCCACGTCATTTTTTTCAGATGCCAACGGTGGGTGTGTGTCTCATCTCAAAGTCCACTGCCATGTCTCCGAGTCGGGCGGCGAGGTCTTTGTCGCCGTATTCCACGAGGCATTGTCCGAGGTCGTCAAACGCTTCCAACAGTGTTGTGCGTAGGAGTTTGTTCATGTCTGGTTCGTTGGTGCGGTCGCCTGCTTCAATCATCAATGTCAATGCTCGTTCAACGGCTTTCTTCATTTCGTCAAAGTCGGTCATTATCGTCCTTGATTTGGTAGGAGTCGGCGTGCAGATGGGTTGCCTGCGCCGACGAACTTGAATGATGCGGTCACTCTGCCTCGTGATGAAGTGAGGTCACGTCCAACGGTGCTGGATTTGCCTTGTGCTTGTACTCGTGATGGTTTGCGAACCATTGCCCAGTTCGGGCTGTGATTCAGTCCGTTGATGACTGCTGGGTGGCTGGTTGTTGCGTAGATTTGTTTGCCGTCTGCCACATACGCTGATGCCACCGTGTTCATCAGTTGTGCGCCGATGCCTATGCCTTGATAGTCGGGCAACATCACGATGCGTGCGATGCGCCGAGCGTTCTTCAACTTTGGGTGTGGCATTGCCATGACAGAACAGAAGGCGGCTGGTTGGTCGTCCACAAATGCCACATACACAACCCATGACGTGACGTTGGTGTGGTCTAGATAGTGATGACGTGAGAATAACTCCCAAGCGGAACGATGACAGCGTTTGATGGTGACATTGACCTCGGGACGCCGAAGCGACTCCCATCGGAAGGTGCCAGTGGCAGGCTCGTATGTCCAATCAGGTGCAAGCCATTCCACAATGTCGTAATGGCAGGACACGGCAACAAACTTTTGTCCGTTGCGTCGGACGGTCTTGGCGAGTGCTGTGGAGCCAATCTTCGCCACTGTTCTATCAACAACGCTGGTGAACTCGTCCACAACGACCATCTCAGGGTTCTCAGCCAACAGACGTGCCATTGATACACGGAACTGTTCTCCGTTGGACAGTGTGTGGAACGGTCGCAACCATGCAGGCGGTGACGAGAACCCGACAGACGACAACAGAAGTGCCACGTCCTTCACACTCATCTTGGCAGGGAAGCAGTCAATCACTGCCTTTGTTTCGTCCCATTCCAACTGTGGGTCAACGAGGTCGCCAAAGTGTTTGCGTGCAATCGTGGACTTGCCACTGCCTGATGCGCCGACAATCAAACCAATGTTCCACGGGCGGCTGGCAAGGTCGGGCAGATTGTCAATGATGGTTGTTTGTGCGGTCTTGGCGGCAGGAATGTCAAACATTGCCTCCACTTGAATGACCTTGGGCGTGCGTTCAACACCGCTTTTGAGAATCAGATTGCTCATACGACGATTGCCCGAACCTTCAAGCCTTCAAGACTCAACTTTTCCAGCAACATTGTCTGTTGGTATTCGTTCTCGCACTCAATGACCACCTCAAACTTCTCACCAAAGTCCACAGGGT